GGCTTGGTTCACGGTCCACAGGTTCAAACCGCGGTTGGCCCACTCAGCGAACATCAGGTTCAGGGACCGCCGTGCCGTGCGCGCGTCGTAGCCTGTGCGGACTTCAAGCCCGCACCGCTCATACGCCTCTTCGATAAGCTCGCCGACGTCCAGATTGAACGTCCGGGTCCCTGAGGTTGCCATGGTTTACTTCTTGCCCTTCTTGACCACTGCAGGCTTCATGCCCATGGCCATAGCCTTGCGTGGGCTGATCATGTCAGCCGAGCAGCCCTTGCCGCCCTTTTTGCCAGCCTTCATCATTTCTTCCCCTTCGCTGTTTTGGCGGACTGCCGAAACGCTTGTGCGGTCGGTGCGCCCTTGGTTCCCGGTTTCCGCATCTTCTCGTCAGAGCCTGCGGCGATGCGCTTCCGCTTGGCGTTGATGTTAGCATACAAGCCAACCTTTGCCATCCTCTTCCCTCCGGTTTCCGTGATCTGTTGGGTCATACTACCACGGTTCATGTCAGCAGTTCCACGCTCGAAGTGACTTATTGATCCGGCTGTTCGGATCGCGCTTGGTCTTCTCGCTCGTCAGCTTCGCCTTCATCCCGGACATCCGGGCACAGAATGACGCGCGGCGGCCTTTGTCTTCCTTGCTCTTTGGGTTTGGGGCAGGGGGTTTCAAGTTCATCCCCTGCGCTTTCGCCGAAGCGCGGCCCTTGGCGTTCAGGCCGCCTTTCGGGTCCTTACCCTCCTTGCGTGTCCAAGCTGGGGTCTTGGCCATAGCCCTATCAACCATAGTATACGTTGATGGAATCTAGGTTTTCCGCATAGATGTACACACCAACGCGGGCAAGAAAACCCTCCTCAGGGACACTGAAGCCGTTGAAGAAGATGTCAGTGGCAGATGTGTGGTAGGTCGCAAGCCAGCGGTAGCTATACCCGTTCTGCTTGCCGGACACGTACCGACAAACCGTGCTGGTGGCAATCGTACCGCTGTTGATGTCCGTCAACGTAAAGGTGTCGTTACCTGTTACGGTGATGGTGTAGCTCCCGGGAGTCGCGATGACCCCGGAAGCTTCTTGAAAGGAGATGCCTACAACGTCACCCGTGCTCAAACCGTGGCCGACGCTGGTTACTGTCACTGTCGTTCCGCTGCGGCCATAGGTGGCAGCCGTGGGCGCGACAGTAGTGTCCCAGAACTCCAGCATTCCAGCGCTGCTGGTTCCGACAACGTCGAAAGCTTTGATGCGGGTTCTGGCCTTACGGATAAATCCGCTGCTGTGGAGGTGTCCGGAAAGGATATCTGACGCGCCCATTATGCTGTACTCCTATTAGCTAAGAGCCGCGCCGACAGCGGTGACCCAAGCAGCGCCCGTCGAGACAACAATGCAGTACTCGTTGTTGCCAGCGCCGTTGTCGCTGATCAGGCGGACATGACCTGCGTTAGCCGCGGCAGCCGCAGGCAGAGAAGCCGTGGTCTGGGCGGTGAGGGCGATGAAGCTGTCTGCGCCAACGACGAAGCCGTTGGTGGAGGTCACGGGACCCGAGAAAGTAGTTGAAGCCATGGTTTTACCCCTTGCACAAGGTTTAGCCGCGCCGTCTGTGCAACGTCAGGAAGGGCAACCTGTCTGCGCGGCTGTTCAGCCCTTGCCCGGAGTGTACACGGGACGCCCGTAAAAGGAAAGGGCGAGGTTTCCCCCGCCCTCCCTGTCAACCGTCCTTGAGCGATTAGGCCCCGGTGGTGCCGAACACGCAGCGCGGGTCCGAGAAACCGAACGAGTAACGCTCACGCGCCTTGTAGCGCATGTTGCCCGTGTCGAAGTCAGCTTCCATGCCAGTCGAGAGCGCGGTGCGCTCAAAGTGGATGAAGCCGCGCGGTGCGTCCGTCTTGATGAAGTACGCATCCGGGTCGGTCAGGAAGTCGTTGACAGCATAGCCTTCCGGCAGCATGCCCATCGAACGGATGGCGTTCACGTCGTTGTCGGCGGTGCCGACGCGGAGGTTCGAAACCATCAGGCGCTCAGCGACAAACTGGAGCTGACGAGGAATCATCAGCTTGATGCCGCGGAGAGCCACTTTCAGACCACGTTCGTCCACGAACCCAGCGATGTTGATCAGAGCGTCCTCGAGCGAGGTTTCGTTCAGGTCAGCGTCGGTCGAGGGCTTGTTGGCGAAGGTCGAGCCGTTCACCAGCGGGTGGTTGGTGGCGCAGAGAGCCACGCCGTCACCGCCAGCCGAAGCACCGCCAGTGAAGGCGTTGTTCAGAATGGCAGCGGCTTTCACCTGCTTGGTGTGAGCCATCGAGCGGGCGAGGGCACGGGTGTAACGGCTGCCGAGGCGGTCGTACAGGTTGTCCTCGATAGCTTCCTCGGTGATCGAGAAGGCCAGCGCGATGGTCTCGTGGTTATACCGAGCGGTGTAGGCTTCCTGTGCATCGTCATACGAGATGCCCGAGCCTTCCGATTTGGTCGGTGCTGCGCCAAAACCGGACAGCATGACTTCCTCCTCGAATGCACGATCCGAGGACTCGGTGGTGAAGATTTCGGAGTGCTGGTTTTCATACCGAGCATACTCCATGCCGAACAGAGCATTGAGACCGGGCTCAAGCTCTTTCGCCAACTGTGCGCGCGAAATTGCCATGGGTCAGGTCTCCTTATGCCACCGTGCCTTCGGAATTAGCTTCCAGAAGGGCATGGTTGTTGAACATGACGATCATCTGAAGACCAGCGGCCGCGTAGTCCTGATTCGTCGGGTCATCGTAGATGCCCAGAATCTTCAGCGGCAGCGAGGCGTCAGAAGCGTCCAAGGTTGCGACGTCGAGCGAAGCCGAGGACACACCCGTGGTCGTCGAACCCGACGTCCCGGTGTTGAACTGGGTGTTCTCGAAAATCGCGGCCTTAGCGGTTGCGCGGTTCGTGAAGGTTGCGTCAGTCGCAATCACGAAACGCTGGGTCGGGTTGTCGTACACGTACCCGACGATGTCGAAGTTCGTGTTCGCGCCCGAGCCGGGCCAGTAGTTGGACCAAGTCTTTTTCCCGGTCACAGAAGAAACGTACTCGCAGCCATTGAATGCGCCGAGATGCTTATAGGTATCGCCCGAAGCCGAGCCAGTGATGGCAATAGTGCCACCGTTGGTCGCGATAACAGGGGACCCATTATAGATCGCGGAAGCATCAGAAGCGATGTAGTACGCATTGGTACCTTGGCTGTTGGGTGCACCACCAGCAAGGTTGATCGGGCGAAGCCCGAACGCACCAGACGTGTTCGCCATAGTTGTTGCTCCTTATCAGTCGGACTTTTTCCGTCCGCCAAACGATACCCGACTTTGCCGACTTTGATTGATCGGCATCGACGGATGTTGCTCTTTCATGAGGTCCTGATCAACAGCATCCATTTGTTCGCGGGTCCGGCCCCCGTAATACGCGGTTCTTTCTTGGGCTGTCTCGACAGGTACTCGGGTCAGAATCAGACCGCCGTTACCAATGATCCCGGCATGCTTGCCGTCCTCAACGGTAGGTGCTTGGTACCCCGGATGCTCGTCCGCGCGCACGGGCTCGTAGCCCTGACGCAGTCGGTTGAACACATTGCCCTTGTCTTCCTCGCCCCGAATGGCCGAACGCACCCAGCGGTGCTTGTATCCTTCAGGGGGCGGAGGAGCATCAAGAACGCTCGGCGGTGCCCATGGCTTGCGGCGCGATTCAGTCTCGCGAGTTTCAGAAGTGCGGGAGTTGCGATCCATCTTTTCAGTCCTTCACATATTTGGCGTATTCTTCCAACGGAACATTCAGCCGCTTAGCGATGGCTACCTGAGATGGCGTCAACCGCACTGTTCGGCGCTCCTGTGTCGTGCTGCGGGATGCGGAGTTGCCAGCAGGGGCGACCTGACTTCCTCCACCCGGTTTGCGAGCCGCAAACTTGTGCGGAAATTCCGTCCGAAGTCTGCGGTCGATCTCAGTATAGTACTCATTTGAACTGGGGTCAAAGCCTTCGTCCTCGATGAGCGTCTGGTGGATGGCAATCGCCGCAGTCGTCATGATGCGGTCTTCGCCAAACCACTTATTCTTTTCGGCCCAGCCCTGAGCTTTGGGGTCGGGCTTGACCTGAGGGGCTGCCTGCTGCTGCGCGACCGGGGCCTCACGCTCCATCTGCTGTGCGCGGGCAGGGGCTGCCTCGGAGCGCTGCTTCGCCGTAGCGTAACGCTGCTTCTCCAAGACGATTTTGGCGAGGTCTTCCTGCGCCGCGAGCATCGCGTCCGAGTCGCCAGACTCGTAGGCCACACGGTAAGCACCTTTGACCAGATGCTCTTGGTGCTCGAGCCGTGCGCCGTACTCGGTCAGGTAGCCCGTGTCGAGCGCCTGAACGCGGCTCTTGAGCTGGTTGTTCTCTTCCAGAAGCCTCTGGGCAACCCGGGTCGCTTCTTCACGATCCCGCTGCTCCTTGCGGTACTTCTCGGTGATCCGGCTGATCCGAGCTTGGACCTTGTTGCTGTAAGACGAAAGCTCATCATCGTCATCCGAGGACGATTGTGTTGTTTGGCTGCCCGCAGGGACTTCGGTCTCAACGATGATCTCGTTGCCGACGTCCTCTTCGTTGTTGTTCTCTACGCTCATGTTGTTCCTCACACGTGTTGTACGTCGTCGGGTTCAAGGATCGTGGCAATAACCTCATCATCGTTGATGATGCGGACTTCGCCTCCGTCGATCTTGAATCTCGAGCCAGCATAGCGGCCGATGCAGACCCACTGGCCTTCTTGGCACCACGGCTCCGCGTTGTCCCCAAACTTGTTCGGGTCCTTGTAGGCCAGCGGCCCAAGGCGCATGACGTAGGCCACGACGGTGGCCAGC